TTCTGAGCCTGAGCTGCATACGCTGGATATTCTTGTATCAGCCTACCAACGGGGCTATTCACCGCAGCCCACTTTATAGCTCCAGTAGCCGCGTCGTAAACTGGCTCTAGCTTCTCGTAACCGTCTTTTATCGCGTTAGCAACATCGCCAAAAGCGTCCGGCACATCCTTCAAAGCTTGCCTTGTGTCTAGCTCCTCGTAACCCGCCGAAATCATCTCACCAGCTTGACCAGCAACCTGCGCCGTAGCATTGCCAGCCGCATCAAGTCCCGCTTTAACTGTCGGTCCTGCTGTCTCTGACAAGTAAGTGTCTGCCTCACTTGCAAGCTGGCTAGCCGCGTCTACGGCATTACCGCCTGCTGTTACTACTTCGTCAAATATATTACCAATCTTAGACTCGCCGCCTCTTGGTCCCGTAAGCAGGGAGTAGTTAGGTCTATTGAGCTGCGCTGTCGTATCGTTAAAGATGTTGCCAATGGTATCCATAGCATTACCGGCTGCTTGCCCATAAGCACTATTCTGAACTCCGTTGACAATGTGAGGGGTGGCAAAATCAGCAAACTCGCTTACTGTTTGCGCACCATCGTCTAAGACACTTTTGATCCTTGGCCCTAAATCGTTGCTTAGGTAATCATCAGCTTGCGTTGCGTAGGCTTCCATCTGGTTGCCAGCCTGATCAACATAGGGCGCTATGGCTTCCTGACCCTGCGACAAAAGATTCCCAAGGCCATCTATGTTGCCCTGTGCCGTGTCCTTCATGTCGCTGAAGAACCCGCCAATACCGTCGTAAGCAATATCAACCGCGCCATCCCAGCCAACTTCGCGCATCTCATTTACGGCATTGCTCACTGTGTCAACGACATTACCGGCAGCATCCTTATACCCATTAATAATCCCGCTCGGAATGTCAGTAGCCAGTTTAAGCAGGGTCGAGCTAACTTCCCCAGGGGCGCTATAGGTTTGAGTCAATGGATTGCCGCCACCGCCACCGCCGCCGCCACCGCCAGCCTGATTACCACCGCCAGCCGGAGTGTTATACAAGCTGCCTATGCTGCCACCGCCACCTTGGGGGTTACTGCCTAGCACTGGCTGTCCATTAGGGCCGACACCACTAAACCCGCCGCCCGTTATGCGCTCCCAGTTTGATACAAACCTGTTACCACCACTGTTGGCTAGGTAGTCGCCGGAATACATTGGCTGATATGTAGCGTCAACATTGTTATTCCCATAGTCCCAAAATCCGCTAGATGACGGGGGCGTATACCCTGGCAGTGATGGAAGCTGATTACCGTCTGCAAGCTGGGAAACAAGGTCGTTCGTCATTTGCGCTTTTTGTTCATACGACAACCTTTCTAGCTCATCTTCATCAATAAGCTGCCCAAGTATCGCTCCTGCTCTTTCCTGATAGCGCGCCATATCCATAGCACCTATGCCGCCAGCGCCACCACGACCGCCACGACCGCTGCCGCCACGACCGCTGCCGTAGCTACCCTCGCCAAACATTGTAATCATCTCTTCCGGCGTGGCTAAGGCTTTATATCCTTCCATGTTTTTGTCAGCGATTGCCGCACTCATTCCGGCTTGCCTTGCGGTTTCTGCCTCCGCTGCATCGTTCTTGCCTTGCTGGGTTTCCATCATCAGCTTGCTTTGCGCAATACGCTGCCGTGTCAGATCGTCTTGCGGAGATCCGTAAATCGCAGTCATAAGATTTTGCGATATGGATTTCATGTAAGGCGAATTGAAATGGGTTCCCACCTTTCCCGCGCTTGTTGGGGCTGTAGGTGCCATCGCCCCGCCTAAACCCTTTGGATATGGATTCATTTATATAGCCTCACAAAGAAAAGGGTGTGGGTGGTCGGAAAGGTCCGAGATTAAGTGGGTTCTTAGCCGCTAGATTTGGTAAGGCCGTAGCATTTGGACCCAATCCTCCGGACCCCGCGGCGGCTCCTGCACCACCAGCGCCAGGGGCCATTAGTGATCCCATTCCGGTAAGCATTGAGGCCATAGAGAAAAGGTCGCCCATCGTTCCGTAGGTCGCGCCTTTGGTCGAAGCGTTTTGCAGCTTGTTGTTAAACACCGCGTTGTCGCCGTTCATAAAGTCTTTGGCTTGAGTAATGTCCGTCGCTTGACGCATTGACGAAATTGCGTTTTCCCGATTGATATATTGCGGAGCCAGCAAAGAAGCTCGCGCTTGCCCTATCTGATCGGTGTAGCGTTTGGCAGAGGCTTTCTGACGGTTGTTCTCACTAACCACCGTATCAGTAACACCCGCATTTGCTACTGCGGAAGTCGCTTGCTCAACCGGCTTATCCTCGGTGAATATATCCGCAAGGCGATTTGTTTCCTTCTGCTCTTTACCGGCTACGTCGCTATACAAATCTTCTGTCTTGCGTGCAGCCTTCTTGCTCTTCTCGATATTCTTATCGTTCTGCGCTTCAACCCACTTGTAGGCTTCGGCTGACGCTTTATCAACCTTGCGCTGACCTAGATAGTTTGACCCTGCTGAGGCCGCCGCCAGTGCTATCGGAATCCAAATTGGAATTGGCATAATAATTACCCTACGTTAGAGCCGCTTTTAGAGCTGCCGTTGTTAAATAGTCCGGTTGTGAACTTGGAGTTATTGGACCTTTCAAGCTCTGCCTGAGTGGCAAGCCCCCACGTAGCGTCCGTAAATAACTGGCCTAGTGGCTCGTATCCCTGCGCTTGACTGGTGGTAAGCGCGGAGTCCGCTGCATCGCGAGCTGCGCCAGCGGCATCGGCTGACTGCTGTAACTGGCCTAACACATTGGCTTGCGAGCGCTGCACGTCCATCTTTCTTTGGGAGATATAGTCCTCGCCTTTAACCTGCATGTTCTGTTTAGCAAGGGACATTTGTTCGCCAAGCTCTCCGAATTTGTCAGACCTCACACTACTGTCTGTCAACCCCGAGCGCGCAAGTTGATACACCAAGCCCTGTCTAGCATCTTGGTACTGGCGGTCCATTTGGGGCATGTAGAACTCGTCGAAATTTCCGCGAATTTTGTCATAGTATTCTGGGGTGAATTGGCTATCGAAGGTCTGACGGACCCGCTTAGTGCCTGTCTCAATATCGCGCTGACGGTCTAACTCCCGCTGTTCAGCCCGTCTGGTATATCCGTCACTGCTGCCGCTCGAACTCATATCAATGCCTCACTACTTTTTCGTGAAACTGGTCATTCTTGCCTCTCCACCAGTTTACCTTCATACCCTGCGGCAACAACTCTTTTACCGCTAACATTATCTCACGACCATTGGATTTAGTAACAAAATCTATCACCCAAAAATCATCGCCGCTATGCCAGTCCTTCTCTTGAAGTACCTCGCCCTGGCAAAACCTTTCCCGCGTTTCTTCGTCAAAGTAGGCGTAACTCATCCAGCCAATAGGGGCCTTGTCATCCCACGCCACTAAAACATTACCCTTCCTCAACGGTACGCTTAGGTAAAGGTGCGTATCTAAGACGCTTCGACGCATCCAGTTATCATCAAAAGCACATAAATGTAAGCAAGCCCATAGCCCTGTTTCGGGTTCAGACGGATGGCAAATCTCTACCATTAGGCTGGTTCCTCTCCATCTCTATAATGCCAAGCTAAATTACCTAACTTAGCTCCCTCGCTGCTGCTCTTTAGTCTAAAAGAAATCTGCGGCGCATAGTTTTGAATGGCTATTCGTTGCTGCCGGTAGCTCGTACCTTCGACCATGCCAATCATCTCAAAGATTGGAGTGTCCATATCGGGTGTAACCGAGTAGTCAATTTGCCAGTCACCCTTAGCCGCTATGTCGATGGAGTGAATGTCTTTCATGGTTGCCGGTTTCCCAGCGCTTAAGTAAGGAAGCTGAACCGTACACTCATGGCCTTCATCACCAGAGCCATACCGCATGATGAGGTTATCGTCGGTGCGGATATACATATCGCTGCCGTTGTTAGTCAGCACCTCAATGCGCTTATTAACTTGCCATTTAGTCCATGCAGAAATCTTGCTGGACGCAAAGTAGGTGAAACAGAAAAGGTCAGTGCCACCGCTCTTCTGGGGTATAGATATGGTGTAACGACCATCGCGAGGTTCCATACAGGCAGTAATGTACCTCTGGTCAAAACATCCCTCGACGGCCTCTTGCACAATCTGGTCAATCGGAGTTCCAATGTCAGAGCTGAACGCTGCACCCGTAACCTCGCGGCTGTTCAGGCTGCGCACACCAGTTAAATCAAGATAGAACACATCGCGGTTGCCCCAGGACACGACGGACCTAGGCGCAAATGTTCCCGTATTATCAACCACCGATGACAGATTGCTACGTGCCAGATCGGGGTCTACATTCCACAAATAGACTGATTTTTTGGCAAAGACCGCAAGCCGGTTACCAAACTGGGCAAGAGACTGAAGATTGCTGGAGTCACCACCGTAGAATGAAAAGTCAATGAAGCCAGCACCGTCTGCATCGGGGGACCATTCGCTTGGCTGGTTAATAGCCGACACATTCAACAAGCTAGAGTCTTGCCGGTTGATAACAAAGTTGCCCTCGCTGTCTAAGCTAGGATTCCCGTCCTCATCAAAGCTTTGGGTCCACCTGTCGTCAGCAACACCGTAGACTTTCTGATCTACTTGCAGCGCATACTTAGCAGGGTTGAACCACTTGTAAACCCCCAGGGCCGTGTAGTCTAAATCGTTGTCCTGCTGCGCGAGAGTAACCGAGCTAGCTGGACCTGCGCCAATAGTGTTACTTGGGGTAACAGTAAAGACGATACCTGCGCCATTTAACTCTGCCGCATTTAATACAGCGGGGTCCGTGATTAGCTCATTCAAGCTGCTAGTTACCCACGTCCTATCTGTCGCATCACAAGCAACAAGATATTCAACGGGCGCACCGTTAGCCGGAGCCGCACCCCAACGAACCGTGATAGATGGGCCGTCGAAGTCGTAGCTAACGCTTAGATTCGTGACGCTATCGGGCGCTTGCGCATCTGCCGCCACATAAAAGACGTTGGGTATCATCTTGCCGCGATCGGACAGACCGCCAGCGTTGCGAGCCTTTGCGTAAACATTATAGTAAACGCCAGACTGCACACCGCTGATAGTATTGGTGTTGCTCTCAAGTGTAATTTCACCCGCGCTGCTCAAGTCCTCGGCATACAGCACGTAACCAGTCGCGCCTTCGATCACCTCAATATCTGCCGTAATGACGCCATCGGCAGCTACCGCAGATAACACATCGGGGCTGGAAGGTGGCGCAATCACACCGCCCGTTGTCTGGGCTGAGTAAGCAGGATTAGGCGGGCTGGGAATAATGTTGATAGAGCCAAGGGATAGTCCGACGTAATACAACGTATCAGCCTCTAACCCCTGCAAGTTATAAGTTCCGCGTGAGGCTGGCAGTCCTGTATTGATCTGCTGGCTATAACCGCCAGTGCTAGTGCTGTAATGAACCCATACAGATTGCTCGCTATTCGTACTAGCTCGCCATCGGACCAGTATGCTGTTAGCGGAAGGCTCAAGACTTTCAATGATTGGCGGGAAGGTCGGATTAACAGGGCCAAAGCGCGCCTTGCGTAATAGATCACCGTCTGGCAAAGCCTCTACACCTCCATCCATAACACTGGCTGTTGGATCCATAACTAACCAAGGAACAGCACCCGCATTCATAAAGACGCTGTAGCCGTTGTATCGCTCGCCCAGCTCTTTGCTACTTACCCATAGAACCGCACCCGCCGCTCGTGCTGCAAAGCCGGACGCCGAATCTGCATTGATCTGCTTCGCTATATCAACGGCAACCTGCTCGTTAGTGTCGCCGGTCACATCGCCTTGAAATATCGTGACGCGGTTGTTAATGATGCCGTTGAACCGCAGACCTATATTTCGCCCTATGTCCTGCATAGAGAAGTTGGTCGCGTAGATATTTACCGAACGGGGCGTAGCATTGCCCACGTCATCCACCTCTTGAGGCGTTTGTACATTAAGAGTAAAGCTAGTGTGCGCCCGACCATTACCGATACTCGGCCAGTTAGTATCGTTTTCAATCTCACCATCTTCATCCGTGGTGGTTTGGTCGATTACAATATTTTCTGTGACGCGTATCGCAATGCCGGTATCGGATGCCCCGTAGTAACTGAGGAATCGCCCAGGCTCCGCATTAAATTCAGCACTGACAAACAGCTTGTTCCGCACTAACCGCACTGAGCAAACACGCTGCAAGCGGGCATCGGGATCGGGGTGGGGCAGCTCTATAACCCTGACGTTTTGCGCCGTAGCAGACTCTTGCCAGCCATCAGCAAAGCGCGCATAGGAATCCACGAACACCGTAAATTTATCCCAAACGTCCTCATCCTTAACAAACAAGCCGCGACTATCTTCAGTAATAGCGCTTAGGAATACCTCAGCGCCAAAGCTCTTGCGCCGCTCAACCTCGCCCCCGCGAGTGATGACGCAGTTATCCGCTTGGATAAGCGCGCCAGCCTCCTGCGTTTCTTGCAGCCTTCTAACGTCAAGGCCACGGATGAAATCTTTGACGAGGTAGTAAGCCATCAGTCAGCGATTCCTGTTGGCATTGCATTGTCATCTTTCATTTGCTCTTTCAGCATTTTAATCATCGCGGCCTTTACAGAGTCCAAGTCTGTGGCGCTCTCAATCGCTGAAATAGCTGCTGCGGCAAGATCGTTAGACCTGTTTTTCTGCACAAATACATCAGAACACCACTGCACGTTCGGGACGTGATTTGATGCAGTAGGGTAACGAACATCATAAATATAGTTATCGTTCATCCCGATGCTTGCGGTTCCGGCGGCTACACCTCTGCCAATTTGGATGCCTCGCGCAGAAAATAGCGTGCCACCCACAGAATCGTCGTTGTTGGGAAGCGAAGTCTCATAGCCAATATAAGTATCACCATTAATCTGCACGGTGCTTGCATTGTTTTTGCCAATGTAAGCGTCAGCACTTATGTTAGTTGTGCCGTTGAAACTTGATGCTCCGCTACAGGAAAATGTCGAAACGCTTAGGCTGCTTGGGTTCTTTTTAAGAAAGGTTTGATCTGTATAGTATTTACTTACTAGTTCATTGTTGCTTTCGGGTATTAAAGCTGCGCCATAAATTTTATTGCCATTCATGTTTATTGACGCTGTACCGGCAGTTCTAGCTCCGCCGATACTAATACCGCGCTCACAAAACAAAGTACCGGCAACCTCGTCGCTATTATTGCTGCTGGGCCGGTTTGTTGATGAGGTGTATCCGATGTAAGTGTCACCGGAAATAACTAGCTCGTCAGTGTAGCTATTACCAATCCAAGTGTTTCCGTTTAGCTTTGTTACATTATTTGAAATCAAGCTATTGTTGACAGTGATGGTTTCAGACGAAATATTTTCAAGGTCTGCTCTGTTGGCTCCCTCCACGGCTTGATCGACGTATGCTTTATTTGCAACGTGGTGCGTGGCCTCTGGACTAGGTACGTTATAAATAAAGTTGCTATTCATATTGATTGAAGCTGTACCTACAGCTCTAAACCCACCGATACTAATGCCGCGCTCACAAAACAGAGTGCCGCCTATCGGATTACCATTCTCATCTGTATCTGGACTGTTTGGCCTGGGATTATTAATGTATCCAATGTACGTATCGCCAGTAGAAATTGTTTGGTCAACACCTGAGTTTCCTAACCATGTAGTGCCAATCACCCTTAAAGTTTCAGTGTTTAAAGACCCGTTTACAATTACTGAGTCAAAGTCAGCGCTTTTGGGATAAGAACCATCTGTCTTTGCCTCTAAAACCTTTAGGTCAACATAGTTTTTGTTTACGGCAGTCTTTCCACCAGATGCGGCGGTTGTATCTGGCAAGTCGTAGATAATATTGCCATTCATGTTTATTGACGCTGATCCAGCCGTCTTTCCAAGACCAACAATAGCGCCCCTGCCAAGCATTAGCGTTCCAGCGGCGGGGTCGCCCTGTGAGGGTAATGAGTCGCCAAGTTCATATCCGACATAAACATCACCGACTAGTCGTTGGTTATCTGTGTTAGCTGATCCGATGGTATTGCTTGAAAGTAAATTCGCCCCGTTTTCAACCCCAAGCGTTTTAACCTGAAGGTCATCCGGAATGCTAGCCTCTCCAGCCTCAACGGAGTCAATCAGTGCGTCAACGTAACCTTTGGTCGCCGCTTCAGTAGCGCCTACTGGCTCCGGCAACTCATAGATTTTATTGCCATTCATTTTTATGGAAACAGGGTTCGCCTGTTCGCCTTGCGCAAATACCCCAACATTAATGCCGCGACCTATAAATAACGTCCCTGCAACATCGTCAGAGCCGGTATCGGGCAGCCCAACACCTGCGTAACCAATATAGGTGTCACCTCTAACCTGCACGGTAGAAGTCTCATCTTTTCCAATTGTAGCGTCCGCAGATATTACGGTTCTGCCGTTGAAGGTCGCAGTACCGCTTACCGTCAACTGTTTTAGTGTTGCATTATCACTTCTTATATAACGGGCATCAGCGTACCCTTTTGGCATTGCGCAAGTGTCATTTACTGGGTCTGCCAAATACGAAATAATATTTGAACCCATATTGATAGAGCAATCGCCAGCAGCTAAACCTTTACCAACAAAGATTCCGCGACCTATAAATAACGTACCTAGCTCTTTGTCGTTGTTGTCTGGCCTATTGGTGCGCTCATAACCAATGTAGGTGTCGCCCTGAAGGATAACCGAGGTTTCTTTGCTATCTACACCAACAACTGCCTCTAGCTTTCTTACTCTAAACGCAATCTCACCGTCATAAGGATCATCACCAATCGCGGGTACACGAACAGTAAACCTGTCTGCAAGCATCGCAATGCCAGACTCGTAACCTGAATTTGGAACGTCGTTATAGGGCTGTATCTGTAAAGAGTTAAGGTTAATAATCCCGCCGGTCCAAGGGTCGCTTACCTGTGTGTATTGAGATTGAACCAATGCGTAGCCAATATCGTCAGATGATTGCTCCTGTAAAACTAAGCCCTTTCGCATTATGTGGCTGTAAGCCGTGTTAGATACTCGCACAAGGTCGCTGTTCTTTACATAACCTTGCAGGTCAGCGTCCCATCGCAACGTGCTGCCATCATCACCTTTGGCTACATAATCCTCTAATGCTTGCTTATTTATTACATCGCTAGGATCGGACGGCGCTCCAGTAACACGAATGCGAGGCGACTCTAAGCGTTCTGGCCCATCTAAAAGCTTTACAAAGTCAGTAGGCTGATATTTGCTAGTTCCATCCCAAGCCAGCATTTGACCAGCGACAGTAGCGTTAGCCACGTTGTCCGCTGCACCATTTCCCTCACCAGCATTTGCATTAAAGTATGCTAATGAAACAGCGTCACTCGGATTAGTCGGCACAGGTAAACCGTACAAACGGTTTCCATTCATGTTCAGCGCAGCATCTTTTGCAAACGCTCTATCAATAACATTTTCGCCGGTTTCATTCCCAAGAGGAACTAATGACTCCCCATCAAGATATGTTCCTGTCATGGCAATGCCACCAGCAAACAATGTCCCAGGCGCGCTATCCGAATTGAAAGGAAGGTCCACGCCGTACATGTTTGACGACATGCCTACATAGCAATCACCATTAACAAATGTGTTGGTTGTGTGATTCCTAAGACCTATATCTACTTGTGTGTTATCTACCCGAAAAGCTACTCCCTGAGTAGTTGCATCCTCGCTTGTCGGTCCAGATCGAACAGTAAATCGGTCAGCAAGCATAGAAAGAGCATACTTTTCTACCCCATTTTGACCTTGGGCATTAAAGGGTTCAATTACATGTACGTTGAAGTTTTTAGTTTCGTCTAACCAAGGATCATAAGCATTCGGCAACCTAAAGCTTCGGAATCGCCACGCATTTAAATCGTAGTCATCGTGAATTTGGATTGAGTTTTCACCGCTAGAGCGTAATGCCGTGTTTTCTATCCACTCGCCAGTGTCAGTATCCCATCTAAGGGTAGTCCCGCTTAAACTTCCATCTTCCACGTCAATTCCTCCGTCCGAACCCCCGCATGAGGTTATAGTTACCCATTCGTAGTCTTTTCTTGCGTAGCACTCGCCATCAGCCGGTGCATCTCCGATTCCTCCGCCACTACCTTCCCCGCCACCACTGCGAGAAACGCCAATGATGTTTCTTTGTCGCCAAGGGTTCTTACCCTGGACGCTGGCGTTGGGGGAAAAGCTGACATACTTCTTCTTGTTGCTATTCTGGTTCTGCAACCGGCTCATCAACTGCTGCGCTGCTGTAAGCTTCATCTGCGCATCACTTTGATTCTGTCTTGCGCATATCTCCGAAGCCGCGTACAGGACTAACAAGCTGCCATCCAGCACACATTTATCGTTCGGGTGAGTTAGCTCTGGCGCTTGCATGTAGCCAGTAAGACGCACTATTCCGTCAAACTGTGACGCGCTTCGATTGGGGATAGGCCAAAACTCAAGGAAGCCAGTCGTGTCAGCTGGACCGTCTAGGTTTTCGTGAACGTCCCAGTGCTGGAGAGGCCAGTTTTGGTGGCCTCGGTCACTGTCATGCATACTGAAAAGTGACTCATCAACACCGCGAATAAGAGGGCGCCATAGCGAACCATCTTTAAATTCAACGTCCGTAATGCGCTCGTAGTGCAAAGAGTCGGGGGTAGGGTAGTAGCGCTGACCAGCCTCTACAGCTATGTCTCGCTTAATCTTGAGGTGCGCCCAGTCGTACTCTTCGCACAACCGGCGCTGGGTGCGGCTCAAGACCTGCACTAAGTAGTCGTAGCTGTTTTGTCCTACTTGGGCATTAGTAGAGTGACCCACTTCAGCCCGTAATCTATCAACTAACTCATCAAGTCTTATGCCGCGCATTTTGCAACCTCATTTGGTTGCGAAAGACCTACTCAAAGTCGTCGTCAATCTCTGCATCAACCTCTGGGGCTGGAGCTGGAGCTGGCTTTGACTCTGCTTTAGGCGCTTTCGCTGCCCGTACCGTCTTCTTTGCCTTCTTCTCAAGAGCATCTGCTTGCTTATAGCGCTGCTCGTGATCCGGCTTAAAGAGGGTGCTGGACAATCCGATTGTTCGTATGTCTGAGGGAAATGAACCCCCATTGTTTTGCCAAATGGCATCAACCACTTTTCGATACTTTGGGTATCTGCTCAGTAATCTATCGCGCTCTTCAACGCCAGACGTTGAGGGGTTATCTATAACCTCAATGCTATGAACAGCGCTCTGCCCGTGAATAGCCTGAAGTACAAGCAACTCAGCCGTAGTGACCTTGGCTTTTGGAACCGCGTTAAGCGCATCTCCACCGACATTAATAACGCAATTGATTATGTGCATATTCTTTCTCCTGATTTAAAAACGGGGGCGCAATGCACCCCCACTCATTTCAGGATGACTCCCCTTACGCTATGTCAATACGACCATGACAGTTCAATTGATCTGCGATCAACTGGCCTGAATAGGTGATTGAGGTATATGAAGCGTATTCATCATGGGGACGTGCTGGATGGTGTCGTCGGCCCCACTCTTGATCCATAGCCATGATGTACATGTGCTTGGTATCAATCATAAAGCAAGACTTAGCCAGTCCAAGGTCATCCAGTGTTGGATCGTAGTGGAATTCAACTCCACCAAACGTCAACGCCGCAATGGTCAAGTTAGTGCTGGATGGACGTGACCAGTTACTATCCGTGTACAGACCCTTCTCACGAACCGCCTTAGTAAGCGCGTCGAGGAAGTCTGATCCACAGAGGAACAGGTTAGGACGACCACCGAAGCGACGAAGCTGACGCATTTCAGTGTTGAAGGTTTCTACGAGGTCCGAGGTGGCTGTTTCAGCATCAAAAGAGACATACCTATTTCTCCACCACTCGTTCGTTGCGCGATCAATGCCGCCAGTAGTACCGACTGCGGGTGTCGCAGTAATGAAATACTGGACGCCTAAGAAGGCTAGTGGGTCATTGGTGCCATCACCCCAAAGCATATCGTTCATCTGGCGAGACAGAATCTCACTCATGCTGAACGCTTTATCTTCCATGATATTGGTAATTGCAGTCAGCTCACGCTTGCTGTGCTTCTTCTCACCAGTAGAGTTAAGCGTGTCAACGATAGTGATACCGTCGATTTTAGCTTCCGTATAGGTGAAAGTGAGGCCAGTATGCAATTCACGCCAAGGATAGCGAGCGCGCTCAATGCCAGCGATAGTGCCGTAAGTAACAGTATCGTTGTGGGTATAGCCACTAAGATCACCGTCACGCGAAGCGCCAGAGCCTTCATACTCGTACTTGCCCTTGACCGCTTTAGTAATGTCACCCTTGCCCCCTGGGAAGCTCTTGGTGGCAGACTCAAGCTTTGCCAATAGAGGCTTCTCTTGAATGGATTGTGGCAGCGGTTGACCACGGAAGTGGTAGTCCAGTGCTGCGTTTGCAATGCTTGCTAGTTCGTTAGTGCTAAAAGCCATGATTAAGTCCTCAGTCGAAAACTAGGATTTCCTAGTCTCCAGTCACGGAACCGCCTACAGCTCGCAGCACTGCCTCATACATAGAGGCTGGTGGTGCGGAGGAAGGCTGGTTCACCCCTCGGCTGCTGAGAGTTCGCTTGGGCTGGGGAGGTGGAGCCATTGATTTGAATGTCTCGTTTATCTCTCCGTATGCCTCGTTCACCCATTCAATCGCTTGCTCGGGTGAAGCTGGCAACCCACTCGCCAATTTCTTGGTTTGCAACTTCTCATACAGCCATTTCTGTTTGGCTGAATAATCGGGGTCGGAATTGGCTAACTGTTGCTCGTAGCTTGTAACAGCGCTGGATACAGCTTGAGCAGTCGCCATGCGAGCTGTCTCTTCTGCTTCCTGTTGTCTGCTTTGCATTGCCTGTTGCGCCATACGCTCACTGGCTTCCGCCTTTGCTAGCCGCTGGGCTGATTCAGCATCTATGTAACCCTCATCGACCTTCTGCTGAAGATCCTCCGGCATAGTCATACCGTATCGGGTTGCCATATCAGACTGAAACCCCTGAATCAGCTCGTAAGCTGCTTGAGGGTTGCTCTGCATTAGCATTGGCAGTTCAAAATATTGCGCAATCTGGTCCTCGCTCATACCGCTAGCTCGGGCAGAATTTTGCAACGTCCTGAAATGCTCTTCTACTTGCATTAGGCTCTCGGCCTGTTGCTTGTAGCCGTTCTTCTCTTCAATGACCGACCTAAAGCGATCAATCTTTCCGAGAGGAACATCAGACGATTTTAAGTCCTCTAAGACTTTTAGTAGCTGTTCATCACTATTGAGCTGTCCAGTAGTCTCTTCTTCTACCGCTTCAGCCTCCGATGACGATTCGGCTTCTATAACCTCTGCAACCTCTGGCTCTCCTTCATCGTCTACGACCTGCGTTTGCAGGGCATCACGAATAGCGTCCTCCAGTGTGCCGCGTTCTGGTTCAGATACGTCTGAGGGAGGTGAATCCTCTGGCATTACACCTTGCGTTTCCGTTGACGATTCGGAATGTAAATCTAGCTCTTCCATTTTTACGTCCTAGTTGTGTAGTCAAGAGTATGCAAAGTTGACATACCTTAGTCAATACATTGTCGCCATCTATGCGCATAAACAGGTACAGCCGGATTTTTTCGACAAACATCATCATAAATTCGATAATCCAGCTTTCCGTTCTCGCGGTGGTAGGTGCAGTAACGTCTGGCTAATCCGTACCTCCACCCTCTCGGGCGCAGTTGCGCCTTCCAGATATAGTTGCTGGTATACCAACCGTCCTCGGGCATAGCGCGCCATGCCTCTTCAAATTCCTTCATGCGCCAGCCAATCGGCTTTTTCTCTGTCATATCTGTCATACCGGCATGTTCTGTCTGCTTTGCACCCCTGGCGTTGCCCCGTCGCCCTGAATAGGCATCGCCGCATTGTTACCGCCTTGGGCGCCCTGAGCGTTGGGATCGTTTGGACCCTGCGCTACTTGGGCTTGGTTGTTCATTGACATGACGCTAGGCATGTTGGCTGCAATAGCCTCATTCAAATCAATGGTGTCATCTACCGCCTCAACCATTAAGCGACCTAGCCACTCGACGTTAAGGTGCGGCATCTGTAGCAGGAATGGCATCAACATCTGAAGCGATTGCTGCCTTTGCGCCTTGTTGGGCCTACCATTGGAGCCAGCGACAATATCCAGATAAACCTCTTTCTGTATGTCTATCCGTGACATTTGGGGCCAGATAGCCCCGTCGCCAGCAATGTCCCTCACTGTCTCTATGTCCAGCTCGGCCAACATAACTTGACCTGCATCACGCGCAATCTCAGTCAGTACGTCGTTCAGCTCGTCCATTTCAGCCTCTAGCGCACCCGCACGCGAGGATTCTGCTATTGACGTTTCAGTAGCCGTAGCACCGCTTGTCGTCCCTAAGCTCGACTCGTTGTAGCCAACCGCCATGTAAATGTCCTGCATGGTGGTCGATGTTTCATAAAGATTCGGGTCCACACCCATCTTTGGGAGTGCTTGCATCATATCTTGGAGCCTTTGCCCTGGGATAAGACCGTCAAGCTCAAATACCGCACTTGGAGGATGGTATGCCAACAGATCCTTATCATCTTCTGACACCGAACCCCGAGGAACAACATACCCAGGGCGATTAGCTATCCGGTGTTCCCGCATGGCTTCCTTAGCTCTGTTTAACTCCATCTGGGCGTCACGCATTAAGCGAACATCACTGGGCGGGAATAGGCGGGTAGGGTGGGTTAGCTCGCCATAAGCATAGGCATATACAGGGAAAAACCGCTCAACCACCACATCGGGCTGCTCCGGAGGCTCCAAAAAGTCCTTATAGCCTTCTGCTAGCGTGTACTTTAGGCCGGTCAGCTTGTCCCACATGACCCAGACGCAGACCAAAGAATCGCAATCCTTTGTCTTAACGTCATTTCGGGGGTTCATTTGGTGGTTTTGATCTGATGCGGAGTACATCTTAACTCCGGACCCATGTTCACCACCCTCACCGCCAGAGTCTAAAGATAGGTCAATCTGAAAGACCTCCTTAATCTCCTGCTTGGTCATAAACAGCTCTTCAGCCAGCCAGTCTGCGCCCAGCCAACCTTTTAAGCTGGTGCATCGCGGATCTGGGATGATCGAAGTAGGGGAGGGGAAATCAAATACCAAACCCTCGCGTGCGATAATCTGGTCTTGCTTTAGGTTATTAAGCGCTAGTTCCAGCTCTTCACGCTGCGCACTTACGTCCGTAACGTCCGTGCCTTCCTTAACATCAGCCATTAGGCGCTCAATGTGAGCCAGCCTGTTTGCCGTATCTGCGATCTTTGCCCTGGCGTCTGGTGAAATCTCCATCTCACGCTGAAAGCCTAGCTTTATATAGCCAACCCCAGTCTGGACCGCAGATCGCACACATTGCTTCATCTGAGCCTTGAAGCTAGGGATCTGCTCGTTAGTGTAATAGTTGTAGCAAATCTCTAGCGTTTCACCCATCCGGCGCAGCATTTGCTCTTGCTGCTGCCCGTTTTGAACATCAGCCAGCAATGCAGATGCCTCTGGAGGTGGCGGTAAACCCGCCTCTGCCGCCATCATTAGCTGCTCTTGCGCTGCTTGCAAAGACTGGGCAGTGCCATCCCAAACCGTGTAGTTCATCCGTAACTTGCGCTTGGCAGTCGCTCGCGGATTCTTAGCGTATAAGCTGGCGGTTTTCTGCCTAACATATCGCTGAGTGACATTCACGGTATAGCTGTCCTCTCCCCAGTCTTTAACTGAGCCATCAAATGCCATATCCATATCTTCAAGCATGGTCTGGAAGGGCGCATTAAAATGATGTTTGGCTTGCTTAATGCGATTTTGCAGCTCCTTACAGAACGCCTTGCGCTGCTCGCTGGTTTCGACGTTTTCAGCTTTTTCATAACCTTCCATTACCAACCACCCCTAATTCGCTTCATATCACCCATTCGCCTTTGGTGCTTAGATTCTTTCTTTATCCATTCAAGCGTTTTCGGCGCTGCAACATCTTTCTTCTTTACTTCCCGAGTAGCATAAAGCTGCTGGACCTTTAGACCCAGCCATGACAGTGCATCAACAAAATCATCATGCGTCCCGCGAGGAAACTTTAAAATCTCATCTTCAGCGGCCATGCGCCACCAACATCTATACGGAAAAAACACTCGGTTATCTGCCATCATACCCTGCAATGATCGGGCGCGAGTCTCTTTATCCTTGCTGGCGTAAACCTCTTCTATTGTCGTAGTGACACCTTCTTCTAGCTTGCGCTTACGAAGAAACGGGCCAATAGCCTGTCCAATGTGCTGCTTCTCAGCCCACCAGATCCGTGGCTCCCACTTCTTCATAATCTCTATCATCTTCTCAACCTGCTGCGCGGCATCAAACCGACCCCAAACGCAATCAAGTACATATATCTGACCATGCTTATCCACACCCGCGATAACCATTGCTGTCTTGTCGTTAGACTCACCAACCGCAACCGCATGATCTGACGCGCCAAAGATATTCAGCTCTTCCTTCTTAGGTAGATCATCAACCGTGTGCAGCCATGACTTCTTGAAGTAGTTGCCTTCTTGAGCTGAGGGGTTTTGCTGATACAGCGCTTGGAAGGCTCGCGGGTTCATGCGCTGCTGAGTCTCTCCAAACTCCTTATCAAACCGCTCCGGCCACAATAACTCCCCAGGCTTTCGGCCTAGCGGGTCATTATCCTCCGCAAAAAACGGGCAATTAGTAACCTCCCACTGCCGCGCAATGTCGGGGTCATAGCAGGGATTCTCTGGATTAGTCAGACGCCCGATAATGTCATCTTCGTGCCAGCGCGTGAAAGTCAGCATCACACTGGTTCCCACGCTACTCATCAAGCGCGTCATAGCGACCTGTGTAAACCACTGCCACATTTTCTCCCGAACAGTAGGGGAGTCAGCCTCACTGGCATCCTTTACTAGATCGTCACAAATAAGGCAGTGCGCACCACGACCCGATAGCGCTTGGCCCCGACCCACGAATACCGTTGTGCCGTTGTTCTCGGTTACCAAGCGATCTGCCGCCGCTGAACCCTTACGCAGCTTGACCTCGGGAAATATCGACATAAAGGTTTCAGACTGGACCATCGCCCGAACCTCTCGGCCAAAGTCACCCGCCAGCTCTGAGTTATACGTTGCAACTACGTTTGACTCATCCGGATACCGACCAATGCGCCACGCGGCATAGAATTTAGTCACTAGCTGAGTCTTGCCGTGTCGAGGCGGCATGGTCACGATCCAGCGCGGCTTGTGGCCTTTTACCTGTTTGTGAATACCATCGGCCATTAGCTTATGGTGCGCCGCCGCTTGGTACTGGCTGCGGTTTACATCAAGGGGATCGTCCAGGGATGGCATCATTAATTGAGCAAACGCCAGTATGTCGTCCCGCGCGAGCTTGAGCGCACGTAATCGCTCCAGCTTTCTTAGGTACTCAAAAGCATCCTCATTGTCTGCTGGCTTATCAACCTTGCTGCGGATGGTGAGCGCGGGCGCTTTCGCTTTAGCCACGCTCCGCTTTCCTTACAGCCTCAGTAATCTCTAGCAACAATCTCACCATAGCCTCTTGAGAATCCGCCATCGTTTCCACGGCGCTAACCAGTCGCTTGACAGCGGCCAGCTCCATTTCACTCGCCTCACTCACATGTACCGCCGAAGGTTAGTGAATCTTCACACTGCTCCACCTCAACCTCCTCACCGTCGATAACGACCGTGACCTGAATGCCATTGGCTAGCAGCGCCTCAATGTCCTCTAGGGACACGTTTGTACCGTCTGTTGTCGTGTAGGTAGTCTCGTTATAGCTGTCTGTCACGGTGCTTACAGAGCTTGATTCGGTGCTTGTTGAGCTTGTGGTCGTTGTTACTGACTGATCCATGTCATTCCCTACGGTTGTGTAATCCCCACCTACGGTTAAAGTGTCTCTACCTAAGCCGACCGTTGCCATCTGTGTGACGCTTCTCATCACGTCAGCGTTAGCTGCACTGTCTGCTATAGCCACTGAAGCTGCGTTATCGCTTTGCGTCTTGTTCACGCTTGCCTGATAACCCGCGACTGCAACAGTGCCTAGAGTGTTAATAAGCGCGGGAGCAACGGCTTTAGCAACTTCTAAAACTTCATTCTGCTCTCGATGAAGCTGGACAATTGCCCCATCGGTATCCTCTTCTTCTTGAACCGAAGCCACCGCCATTGCCACCGCAATAGCATCTGCCGAGTCCGGAGCGTTCCTTGCAACCTCTGCCATCGCTGCATACAGAGCGGCCCTTGCCGTAGCCTCAGCACTCCCTTCTCGCGCTCTTGCTTCAACTTGTGAATTGATAACGTCAACCTGCGCCCTCCTGTACTCGCGCTTCTCCTGCGCAGAAGTACATCCTGTAAGCGCTACAACTACCGCTAACACCAAAAGCTTCATTTTAGGAACCCTTATATCCGAGTGAGTAGTTAGCTCTGCTCAATATCAACTACAAGCAAGGAAAATCCATAACCCTCAGTAGGGTCTACCCACTCACCATTAACCTCTACGCGAGTGATAAACTGCACCCACTCGCTTGTAAATCCAGTCAACACCGAGATAGCCATGCGTCCAGCACTATTGTCACCAAGATAAACAAAGGGCGTTACCGTTACCGCATAGTGGTCATCAAATCCTTCAACTTGATTCTGAAAATACACCCATGTATAGCCACCTTGCTGCTCAATCCTGTCTACATTCTTGCCATATCGAAGCTCTGATCCGTTGTACTTACAAGACACGGTGATTGCACTTCCCTGCGGTACAACTTCATCCCATGTTGCGTTTTTACGTGCGTATTGCGCTCCATCAATCGGGGCCTCTGGAATAAAGCCGCCGCCGCCAGCGCCAGCGCCAGACCACTCCCAGCGACCTGTATCTTCATTTAAAACCCACCCAAGGTCTGCCGGATCAGTAACTACTCTCGTTGTCATAATGCTGCCCTCTCAAATAAATTGTCTAAATCTTCGTCTGTAACCAAACCCTCAGTGGCCTGTAAGAACCACTCGTCCAGTCTGTTAATCGTTACCGCAAACTGAAATCGTATGTCCAGCTCAGGGTTCTCAATGAACGCCTTAGAGGCCGTTAATGTCTGATACACACCCGCGTTATTTAATGCCACACGTAGGTTCTCGTTGGTGGCCGTCATTCCCGCACGTTTCTTCTGTAGCTTCTTTGCTTCATAGTCAGCTATCTGCTCATCTACAGTTACAACTGTAGAACCCAAGTCTGCGTCGTTACCGTCAACCGGCGTTTCATACTCAACAAACATAGGCTCTACCTTCCAAGCCTCTACCCAGCCATCACCGTCTTGCTTAACACCATCCCTAACCGCTACCTCGTA